TAATAGAAATATTACAAAACCTATAATGAGTTAGGAGTCATGACCTAGCAATATGTATAGTATCAACTATGATGAAATAGTAGATGAACATTTATCTTGAAAAATGATACTTCTGGAGTTCTTGAATGTGGGTATTGCTAATATACCAATAAGAACCAACCTTGTACTAGGTGAAAAGTACAATTAGCTGCTATCTTTATAGGTAGCATAAAGTAGATAAATAAGAAACACTATAGCAACTATGTAATGTATTGATGTGCTATCAAACGCAGTTTATCAAACTTATACATTGATGAATATAAACTGTGGCTTATCTATTCTATGGTATCTATAAATGATACTACTCAGAAGGTCCAGAGTGAGTATAACAATCTGGAGTTTTACTAGATATTAGTTTTTATCATCTCATAGTAATTACAATTAACCTTCTTTCTAAAACTAATTGTAAATATTTAACTAATATCTAGCGTTTTATAGTAAATATATTTAAAAAATATATTTACTTTTTTTATGTTTTAATATACAATTAAACTAGATAAAATAGTACTTGTGAAGGATGGTGTTACATGTCAGATAAAGAGTTTATCAAATCTTTAGTTAATGATTGTGATGTAGATAATGAGACTGCTTCATTCTTAATAAAATATTTATCAGCATGGATGACTAACACAGGAATTGATATTAACACAGAGAGTATTAAAAAACTTAATGAGAATAAAGATTTAATTAACAAATTAAAATTATTATATAGTGAAGAAAAAATAATAAATACTACAGAACGTAAAATTATATTAAGTGATATTGCTAAAGGTAAAGTAACTACAGAACAACCGAGAGTTACAAAAATGGGAATTGATTATGTTAGTATTGAACCTACATTTGGAGAAAGGATTGCTGCAATTAATGCATTAAATGCTTTAGATGCTATAGATAGTTCTAGTGGAGCAGATAGAATTATCATTATAGATAATATTACTGAAGAAAATGCAATATATGAATCAGTAGAAACTTATGAATAATCAGTTACAGTTAACAGATGTAATTGCTCCAGTATATCGTAAGTTACATATAAATAGAAAAAAACATTTATCAACACACAATTTCTTAGAAGGAGGAAGAAATAGTGCAAAGTCTTCAGATGCTACTATAGAAATTATACTAGATATGGTTGAAGATAGTAAAGCATCATCGATGGCTGTAAGACGATATCAGAAAACGTTAGAGAGTTCAGTATTTAATCAGTTCTTATGGGCTATAGACTTTTTACATTTAAATGATGAGTTTACTTGGACAAAGTCTCCATTAAGAATTAAGAGAGTAGGAACAAATCAGACTATTGAGTTTGCAGCATTAAATAACGAAGAAGACTATCGTAAAATTAAATCATATAAACCTGGTGTAGGAACATATTTCAAAAACATATTATATGAAGAGTGTGATGAGTTTACATCATATACACAGATACAACAAACAAACTTAACATTAATGCGTGGAGGACCATATTTTAATATATATTATGTATCAAATGCTCCATTTAATAGCAATCATTGGTATACTGTAAAAAGTAGAACTAAACGTAAAGATTATTATTACTTGCATACAACTGTATATGATATACCACATGAGTGGACAACAGATGCTCAATGGGATGAGATTAACTTCATGAAAGAGAACAATCCAGAAGAGTATAAACACAGAATATTAGGTCTACCTGGTAATAATGACTTGAAAGTATTTACTAATATTTACGAGTATACATATGATAATATTGATGAGAAGTATATAAAAAGTTGGGACACATTTGCTTGTGGATTAGATTTTGGTTATAGGCCTGACCCTACAGCTTATGTAGTATGGTATTATGATGAGGTACATAATGACTTATATGCTATTGGTGAGAGATATGAAATAAGATTAAAAACACAAGAGATATATGATAGAATAAAAGATTGTCAAGAAGAAACAGGAATAGATGAAGAAATAACATCAGAAATAGACAATCGTATAATTGATGAGTTATATGATATGGGTTTAAGTATAGAAGCTGCTGAGAAAGGACCTAAAAGTAGAGAGTTCGGAGTTAAGTGGTTGCAGAACTTAAATCATATTTACATAGATATAAATAAAACACCTAATATATGGAGAGAGTTTACATCATTCGAGTTTGTAAAAGATAAATATGATAATATTACAACAAAGACTCAAGATGGTAATGACCATACAATAGACGCTACGAGATATGCTTGTGAGAAGTTCTGGAAACGTCCACATGTAGAATTATCAGATAGAAAATTATTTTAGAATAAGGAGGAAATATGACAGCGATATTATTAGCATTGATAACTACTGGCATACCATCAATAACTACAATAGTTGTTGGAAAAAGACAAGTAAGTTTATCGAAAATGCATTCAGCAAAACAAAGCATATTACAAATGCAAATGGAAGATGTTATAAATTATGAGATATTACATAAACTACCTAGAAATTATAGTAACATACATTATGAGTATGATAATTATAAGAAAGAAGGAGGAAATAGTGATATTGACATAAAGATGGAAGAATACGAAGAGTGGTATAGAAGTATAACAAATAGAGATAAAATAAAAGGAGGAAAATAGATGATAAAGATATTCAAACAACACATAACAGAGTTTGGAACAGATGACTATAAGAAATTATTTACACAAGTAGATAGTGTCTTAAGTAAGAGACAATCACTACATGAGAGATATACTCGTGGTAGTAATGACTCAACAACACTATATGATGGAACAACATTAAAAGTACCATTTGAAAAGTTTATTGTAGACTTAGCAACTGGTTATTTAGCAGGAGTACCGAACTATAATGTAAATGTACCTAGTAAATTAGATAGTGAAGTTCGTAAAAATATATTTGAAAAAGAAGTATTAAGTGATGATATAATTAATCAAATGAAGAGTATTATAGATTATGTTACTACTTATAACGATGATGCAGATGAAGTATATAACTTAATTAAAGATTTATTACTATATGGAGCATGTTATGAGGTAGCATATGAAAATGAGATGAATGAATTAGTATATACTAATTTAGATGCATTAAATACTGTTTCAATATGGGATACGAATACACCTGCTAATTTATTAGCAATAATAAGTAAATATACAGATAAAGATATAAATGGTAATGACATACAATTATATCGTATCGTAGATAAAACTGGTATGAGAGTATTTAATCAAAATACTGATAATGAAGTAACTGAAGATATTGCTTTACATAAAGAGCATTATTGGGATGATGTTCCTGGATTTGCTGTAGAAATTGATTTTAGTATTATAGAAAATAGTGAAGCATTTATTGCAGCATATGAAAAATTATTAGAAAATGTTAAAAATACATACCAGTATAATGATGTAGATTGTAAGATGAAAATATCTGGTTATAAAGCTATGAATAAGTTAATGATACCAGACCCTAATGATGCAAGTAAAAAAATTATAAATCCAGATAGAATTAAAGAAGATGAGTATGTACTACAAGGCAGAACATTCTATACTGAAGAAGGTGGAGATGCTGAGTGGTTAACTAAACCAGTAGATGCTGATGGAGTAACAACATTATTAAAATATTATGTTGATAGTATATTCCAGTTGAGTGGTATACCTAATACTGCTGATTTAGCATTTAATAGTGGAGACTTAAACGCATCTGCAATAGACCGTAAGTTCTATGTAATGAATATGAAAACTCAAGATATTGTTAGTAGTTTAAAGAAAGCATTATTAAGAAGATTTGAGTTAATATTTAATAGAATTAACTATAAAAAAGGTACAAAATATGACTTTAGATATATAACAATTGATATACCTAAGAACTTACCATCAATGACTGATGAAACAATTGAACAAATGATAAAATTGGAAGGTATATTATCTGAAGAAACAATAATTGAACAATTAGGTTATGATTATGAAACAGAAAAATCTCGTAAGGAGGATGGCTTAGGTGCAGAAGATAACATGGACGAAATTGATGAAACTGTTGAAGAAACAGAAGATGAAAGCTCAAACACAACAGAAGATAATACTTCAAAATCTGAAGAAAGAATTGAAGTCAATAAAGAAAAATCAGAGACTAAGTCAGATAGAGAAACAGGAAGCTCAGAAGTATAATGCTGAGCTTTATTCTCTATTAGGTATAAGACTAAAATGTAACACAATAAGAGACTATTATTTAATTAAGACATTATATTTATTAATGCAAATACCTACAAAGATATTAACTGATAATTATTATAAAAACTTATTAGAGACATATTATGGTAGTTTAAAATTAAAAATAGATGATAAGACATTAAAAGTAAAAGTAGTTGATGATACATTAGAAGGTTATTTCTTTAATTATGGTGTTACTGAAGGTTTATACCAATATTATTTAAAATATTATTATAATGTCTGTTTAAACTTTACATCATTTTTAGCGATATATAGTGGTGATATGTTACCATTTATGGTATTTGAGCATACAACAAATGCAGCATTAAATAAATTATTTAAGTTTGTTGAAGAACAATCTATAGACATGATAAGATATGAATTGAGTGATTTGTCTAAATTATCAAAAGAATATGATATAAATATACAATTTGTATGGAGAGCAAGACATGATGAGAAGACATGTCAGATATGTAGTGATTTAGATAATCAGATATTTGATTGGGCACCAAACTTAGCACATCCTAATTGCAGATGTGAGTTAGAAATGATAATAACAGAATTATAGAAATGATTTTGAACAAATAATATTTACAAATAACTCCTTTTATTATATAATTAAACTATATAATAGAAGGAGGTAAATTATGTTAAGCGACAAAGTATATAATATACTAAAGTGGACACTAATTATCTTTGAACCAGCTTTACTTGTATTTATTGGAACATTAGCAAAAATATATGGTTGGGACACAACAACACTTGTCTTAACTATTAGTGCTATCGCTACATTTTTAGGTACAATAACTGGTATATCTAACATTAATTATTATAAAGACAAGAAAGGAGAATAATCATGTCTGAACAAGTAATTGAGGTAGAACTAAATGAAGAAGTTCTAAAAACTATCGACGAAGAAGTTCAAAAAGAAGCTGATACTGAGATAGAAGAAATTATTGACGAGGAGAGTGAAATAGATGAAGATACGAGTATCTAAACCAGAAAAAGGTAATAAGTATTATAATACTAAATCTAGTGGAGGTTACTCTTCTTGTATAAAAGGTAAATGTAAATCTACAGGAAAACCTGCTCCTGGATTAAACTGTTTAGCAAACTGTGTAGGTTATGCTAATGGTGCATTTAATGAAGAGCATGAGTTTGGTAAACAAAAATATAATTTTAATTGTAATGCTGAGAACTTTATAGAAAGAGCAGTATCAAAAGGATTGTCAGTATATAAAGACCCTATGGTTGGTGGTATAATGGTATGGAGAAAAGGTGCTACTCTTAAAAGTAAAGATGGCGCAGGACATGTTGCAATATGTATATCAGTAAATGATATATATGAACCAACAGAATGTAAAACTGCAGAGTCAGGTTATAACAACAACGTATTTTGGACTACTAAGCGTAAAAAAGGTTCAGGTAACTGGGGTGGAGGAAAAGATTATCACTATAGAGGATGTATCGCTCCAGAAGGTTATGTTAAACCTGTTAAACCAACTACAGATTTTAAAGTTGGAGATAAAGTTAAACCATTAAGATTAGTAAATGTTGAAGGTAAGAAGTTAAGACAATATGACCCATATTATTATATTACAAAATTAAATGATAATAGAGCTCAATTGTCTGCATTAAGAAGTGGTAAATATTATGTATGGGCTACATTATTTACATATGATATAGAGAAAGTAAAATAGAAGGAGATAATAGTAAAATGAACTTTGATGAATTTTTAAAAGAAGGAACTAATCAAGCTGAATTTGATAAAAGAATTGCTAAAGCATTAGAAACTGCTAAAACAAAATGGGATGAAGATTATAAAAAGAAAGAAGAAGAACGAACTAAAGAATTAGAAGCTAAACAAAAAGAATTAGAAGAAAATGCTAAATTATCAGCAGAAGAAAAAATTAAAAAAGAAATGGAAAAACTATCTAAAGAGAATGCTGATTTAAAAGCTAGTGAAGCAAAAAGAGCAATGAAAGATAACTCATTAGCATATATTAAAGAAAAAGGTTATTCTGATGCTATTGCTGATTTAGTTGATTTATCATCATTCGCAGATGAGAATGATATGCATACTAGATTAGATAATATAAATACTAATTTATCTAATACTTTATCAAAACAACTTGATAATAAATTAAAAGAAAATGGCTATCCTGATTTAGCAAATAAAGGCAATGAAGGAGCTAAAGATGCATTTAATTTTAATTTTACACCAATAAAAGACGTAAAATAGAAAAAAATGCTAAAAATATATTT